TTTTCTCCTTTAATATCCCAGCCACGCCAGCACGGCGCTGGCGTTGTAATTGGGCGCATAGCCCAGTTCCCGGTAAAACAGTGGCCATTCGCTCGCTGGCACCCCGTGACGCTTGAGCTCAACAATGGCGCGGCGGCGCGTGATGGTGACGCCGTGGGCGCTNTCGCTATAAGTCATGTTCAACCCCTTTTACGTTTAACCCGGGGCCATTCTCGCAAAGCCCTTAACCAAGTGTCAACCCCCTTTGTCACAACCCAGGCGCGGATGTTATAATATAACGGAAACCGTTACCATTGTTCCGGGTACGCATTTCGACCGTTACCATGTAACCCATTGATTTTACAGGTTTGTTACCGTTGTAACCATTGTTCCGCTATTTTTAGAGAGAAAAAATATATTGTGGGGAATATTGCCCAATCTCTTTACCTTTTCTATTTCTGGAATTGCTATAAAAGGGTTAGGTTATGGTTACAACAGTAACAGTAGTAACATTCTAATATAATCAATAACTTACGCGGAACAAACCGTAACCAATGTTCCACCTGTGCCGAATTCCCCTGCATAATCAATCACTTAAGTTTTCAAAAAGCTTTTGACTGTTAGTTACCTTTTACAATTTAGCCAATTAAAATACAAAAACCTTTATTGTTTTTTCTAGTTTGACAATGTCATTTTCAAAAAAGACCCCCCAGGCCCCGTTTTTCGTTTTGCAAATTGGCAAAGGGGGGCCCAAAAAATGGGCGGGCGCTTGGCTTTAGCCCCCCACTCACACAACTCAGGCCAATTTTTACTTTTGTATGTATATACCTTTTGTCACGCCCTGTTTCCTTGTCTGTTCAACGTCCTCGTGATATAACGCGCCTATGGACATGTCGAAGCACAAACCGCCTGAGCCGGTGCCGGCCAAGCCTGCTAATTGGTTGCAGGAGTTGGCGTACGACATTGCGCTGGAGTACCACCCGCCCGAGGAACTGCGGGCTAAGTACGACTTGGCGCAAGAAGACTTTGATCGCGTGTGTAACTCGGTGCCGGTGCAACGTGCGGTTGCCAGCTACAAGCGCATGATTGACGAAGAGACAACGCAGGCTCGACTTAAGACCAAGCGGCTTGCTTCGACGTTAATCGAGGAGGTGGGCGCTATTGCGCTTGACCGAACGCTTGACCCTGCTGTGCGCCTTCGTGCCATTGAGGATGTCTGTAAGTATGCTGAGCTAGAGAAGCCTAGTAGGCAGGATGATGCAGCGGCAAACACGGCACCCTTTATGATCAACATCCAGGTCAACACATGAGCGATGAGCCAGAAAACGGCATAAACTATAAGCCTTCGCCTATTGCTGAGCAGATGATGGCGTCGGATGCAGTAGTCCGGGGGCTTATGGGACCGTTGGGCTCGGGCAAGTCTGTAGCATGTGCCATGGAGCTGGTGCGGCGGGCGTGTTTGCAGCAGCCAGACAAAAAGGGAGTGAGGAAAACTCGCTTCGCAATTATCCGTAACACGGTGCGGATGTTGAAAGACACGACCATTAAAACCGTTCATGATTGGCTCCCCCCAGGGCTGGCAGGCCGGTGGTACGCAACGACTAATACCTTTTTGCTCCAGTTCCCCTTGGCGGACGGCACGACAGTGGAAAGTGAGTGGATGTTCCGTCCACTGGAGTCTTCTGAGGATGTGCGCAACCTGCTGTCACTTGAACTGACCGGCGCATGGGTCAACGAGTACCGCGAAGTCAACCCGGATATTTTTATCAACCTGTTGGGTCGTATCGGGCGGTACCCGAAGCAGGGCGACGCTCCGCCGAGCTGGGTGGGGGTAATAATGGACACGAACCCGCCAGCCATGGGCACCTTTTGGCACAAGCTATTTGAGTCGGACGAGCACGACGGCAACCTGGCCGAGTACGCCAAGAAGTTTGGGCGTGAGGTCAAGCAGTTGTTCCGCCAGCCCTCGGGCATGGGCGAAAACGCGGAGAACAAAGAGCACCTGCCAGAAGGCTATTACGAGCTGCTGCTGGCGTCCGGGCGGGACGAGGACTGGTTGAATGTGCATGTGCACGGTGAGTATGGGATCCGGCGCGATGGGCTGCCAGTGTTTCCGCAATTCAACATTCAGGTTCACAAGTCTCCGACTACTTTAGAGGCGAGCGTTAGCCACCCACTGTCTATAGGCATTGACTTCGGTCTGACTCCTGCCGCGGTGATGTTTCAACAAAATGCGCTGGGGCAGTGGGTGGTTCTTTCTGAGCTGGTGAGCCAAAACATGGGCATTGAAGAGTTTGCGCAGAAGTTGAAACGCTACTTGCGCACCCGGTTCCCTGAGAACAATCGCTACGACATGTGGTGCGACCCGGCGGGGAATCAACGCAACCAAGTAAGCGCGGTAACCCCGTTCGAGGTGCTGCGCAAAGAAGGCTTTACGCCGCGGGCCGGGCCGAGTGATCTTGAAACGCGCTTGGGGTCGGTTCGGCGTCCCCTCAGTCGGATGGTCGATGGCCAGCCTGGGATGGTAATTAACCCAGAATGTGTGACGCTGCTTGAAGGTTTTATGGGCGGGTACAAATACACCACGCAGGATAAAACCGGGGAGCCTCGGGACGTGCCGGACAAAACTTTCGAGTCCCATGTACATGACGCTTTACAGCATGGGCTGGTAGTTTATGAGGGGCCGCAACTTGCTGGTAAGGCTGGCAGGCGGTGGGGGCAAGGCCGCAACAGTAAACCAATTAAAGCGAAAGGATGGTCAGCATGGACGGCGGCGTGAACAATTTGCCGAGTGATAATTGGCGGGCAGATTGGGAGAAGTGCCAGCCGTACATAGAAGATGCGCTGGAGCATAGTCCGGCGGGTGACAACATTTACGACGTGCTTAGTGTACTGGAGCGCGGGGCCGGGTGGCTCTGGCCGGGAGCATACAGTGCCGGGGTAACCCTGCTAGAGGGGGACGTTTACACAATTTGGCTGTACGGCGGGAGTCTTAAAGATGGCGAAACGATGCTTAAAAACATGGTTGAGCATGCGACTAGACTCAAAGCAAGTAAGGTTGTAGTGTATGGTCGCAAAGGGTGGGCTCGTAAGTTGTTGCCCGAGCAGGGCTTCCAAACAGCCTACGTTATTATGGAAAAACCGTTGAGGTAACAGTCATGAGTGGAGCTGTACGGTCAATCAGTAGGAGAGTCCGAGATGAAGGTCGGAGGCTACGGCGCCGCGTCGGCGCACCCGTCCAAACGGATATCCGTCAGGACTTGGCGGACGCGGAAAGACGTGCGGAGGAACAGATCGAGGCGCAGGAGCAGCGGGCGCAGGAGCGGATCCAGGCGGAGGAGCAGGAACAGGAGCGGGCAGATACGCGCCGGCGGCGCCAGCTCCGCGGCGGCTTGGCGGGATCGCCGTCTTTGTTTGGCCGGCTGGGAGCGGCGCAGCGCGGTGGACGTTCTACCCTTGGATAACAGGAGCGCCTGATGGACGCAAAAGAGGCAGTCGCCTACGTCGATCAGTTGTTCAATTTGCGCACGGAGTACGAAGCGTTGTGGGAAACAGCGTACAAGTACATCGCGCCAGAGCGAGCACTGATTTACACCCGCAACAAGCGAACCCCGTCTGAAATCCAAGATGAGGTGTTTGACGCGACTGCGATCGACGCAGCTGAGCGCCTTAACAACTTGATTGTCTCTGGCCTGATCCCTCCGTGGCAGAGGTGGTTTCGAGTCTCGCCGGGCAAACAGATAGCTGACACTGAGCAGCGCGAGCAGCTGCGCCCAGGGCTGCAACAGATTGAAGACGCCATGCTAACGATGCTTGGGCGGTCCAACTTCTACCAAGAAATGCAGCCGACGACTCTTGATCGGATTGTGGGCGGCACATGCGGCATCATGATGGTGCCGGACTTTGACAATGAGCGCTTGCGGTTCAAAAATATCCCGCTGGGCGAGTTGGCCGTCGCAGAAGATGACAGCGGCCAAGTTACAACTGTCGCTCGCAAGTACAAGCTCAGCATTAAGCAGATGGTGGACAAGTACGGCAACCGTGTCCCCCGTGAACTTCGAGAAGTGCCCCGCGAGCAGTACACTAAGCCTGACCAAGAAATTTGCGCAATCAACGAGCGCACGGCTACCGGGCTGTGGGAGTACAAGGTTGTCCACAAGGGCAAAAGCATTGAGCTGGAAT